AGATCAAGCATGTCTATGTTCATCTGATGCCTGCAATTTCAAAAAGAGATTTTTCTTTAGCGTAAGAGCTTATCTTAGGAGCGTATTGGGTTTCTTGCTGTTTTCTAACATCGCCTATAAGGGAAACTGCCATGATAAAAGCATCCGCTAAGTTAGGGGATTTAAATCCGTCTTTACGCATCTTTTCTTTAGAAACTAAAATGCGCCTTTGATTATGATCGAATGTATATTTAATGGTTTGGAGTTCATCAATGAGTTTATTGTTCTTAATACAAAGATGAGTATTCAAAAACATTTCTTTTGCTTTATAGGCATTTATTGTTCTTGGATTTCCGTAGAACTTATTTTCTTGATAGCCAATATTTGGATTTCTGAAGCCTTTAAATAAATCAAGTTCCCTGCCTTTTACTAAACTATCTAAAGGGCCGGCGCCTAAACCATCTTCATCGATAATAGCCCCGTCCACGTTGTATTCGTTTGTAACCGAAAGTATCCTGCCGGTTGTATAATTAAGGTCTTTATGATCCCATTCATCAGAGAATATTTCTTCCCAATGTAGAGCGCCCATTTGTTGAAGGATCACTACTGCGCATTTATCATCACCGTATCTCGCAATATCAAATCCTGCGACCCTTATTCCATAACCATCGGCTAATTCATGCGGGTTATTTCTACCTCTTAAGATTTCTTCTAAAGAGAAAAGAGCGTCTTCTGTTTGGTCTAAAGGCTCACCAAGCCAAATATGTTTGTAATCTTTATCATTTACTTTCTGGCATTCTGAAGCTTCTTTCTTAAGAGCGTTTGTACAAAAAGGGTTTTCGTTGTAATTTATTTTAATATGCAAGCAATCATCCCTATTAATTAAAAAAGTATAAACAGGATCATTGTAAGAATGGCGGTTCATTGAAAAGAAAATTTTTGCATTGTCTTTTCTTATGGTTGGAATTAATACATCAAGAGTTTGCTTTGTAATAGCCTGGGATTCGTCAATCCATACAATATCAATTCCTTCCATTCCTTGAATATTAAAAGCGCCTTGCTCTCTAAAGCCTCTAAAATTAATAGGTGCATCTGTTCTCTTAGATATAATTTTTGTGGATTGCACTTCAAATGCGAGTTGATATTTTTGAATAAGATCCGCAAGCAATGAGTAGACTGATTCATTGATTGAATTTTGAGTTTCGCGTCCACATGCAACGCGGATCTTATATCTATCTGCTAAATATAAAATAAATCTTCCGATGGTTTGTGACTTTCCTCCGCCTCTTCCTCCTTCTATGAGGAAATATCTATAATCATTAAACTTCTCAATGATCGGAAGTAACTTGTCAGGAATATTTAAAATTTCAGGCAACGTCAGAGCCAATGTGAAACCTTAAAGGTTGATCTTCTTTTTTTATTTCATTCATTACAATAATTTGTTGAGATACGCCTTGAACTTCTTGTGGAATTGTTCTGGAAGAAAGTGAAAGTGCGGCTTTTAACTTGTTAGCTTCACTAAACTTGTGGAAATTGTCACGCAAGTATTCCCAACACATGTTGAGAACTTGTTCTCTTACGTTCTTATCTCTCGAAGTCATAAAAAAAGCCGTTCCCGAGCCGAGTACTCAGGACGGCTGTTTAAATTATAAAAACATCCGATGATCAGTCGGATTCAATTAGAAGTGTTTCATATAAAAAGAATATTGTCAATAAGTATTTTTATATTTAAAGAGCTGAACGCCCTAGATTGCCGGCAGATTCCAAAATTACCGGCATTCCCGGATAATTAAAGCTTCCTTCTTTTGGACGTATTGACATATCAACCGCCTTGAGTTTTTCAATCCTAGCGCAAATTTGGGGCTATATTTTTAAGCTGTTTTTCATAGATTTGGCATAGTAACAGATAAAAAGGCATATTAGGACTTGTTAGTACAAACTAATGTAAAATGTAATTACAATGTATTGACATACTATTAAGTTTCTTGTAGTATTGACGTAATTACAAATAACAAAGGAGCAATCATGGAAAATTCTTTTGAGTATCAAAGCGATATTGACGGGCTTGTGCATCATGTGAGTTATGAGTTCGAAGTATCGTATGACAGAAGGGATTTTGAATATTGCGATATAGAAATAGATGGTGTTCAGTTAAAGTTATTTCCTAACGAAGAAGTAAGACAAGAGGTTTTAAGTTTAGTAGGAAAAGACGCGCAAAAGAGTTTTGAATACTACGAAGAGCTTGAAGAACCAAATAGGGAGGATTAATGTTAATCGACCTTGCGATTATTGCGTTGATTGAGTCCGGCGGCTACGAGCACGCTTACAACGTAAAAACAAAGGCTTACGGCTTGTATCAAATAAGGAAATGCGTTGTGGATGACTTTAATAAGGCTCATAAAGCGAGTTTAACAGTTAAAATGATGATGACTAAAGAATTTGCTGAAAGAGTAGCCGGATGGTATTTAAATGAACAAATACCTAAATATTTAAAGAGCGCGGGATTGCCGGATACTTTAAATAACAGGCTCGCGTGCTGGAATTGGGGCTTCGGGAATGTACGCCGAGCGAGCAAAACAAGAGAGGAGCTACCGCTTGAAACGAGAAAATTTATTATCAAGTATCAGCTTTTCGAAAAAGGCTTTATTAAAGAAAAGAATAGATGAATACAGCGTAGAAATTCCTGCTGAAACTGTTTTCAAAATGCGGGTGGGTTATGAAAAGAATAGAGAGCCAAGAGGAAATGATTTACGGCGACAACTGGATACAGCACGTTGATTTTTTACCATTGAAAGGGTTTAGGAATGAGAGAAAAGCAGATTCAAATAAGAGTATCGAACGAAGAGAAAACGAAGATTAAAGACAACGCTCTTAAACGAAACAAAACCGTCAGTGACTACTGCCGAGAAAGGACGATTAACGATGAACCAGATAATACAAGTGCACAAACTGAGTGAGCACGCCCTTAATACGCTTTATAAGGGCATTTGCGACGTAGAAAAGACTCAAGAGCTAGGCGAAATGTGCAAGGCTTTGAAGCACGACTTAGAAGTTGAAATGCAAAGGCGGGATGAGGGGGATGGGATTTTGCAGAAAGTGTTGGATGATATTAAAGCTGTTTCAGATTTTTATCACGATAAGTTTCCTGCGGCGGATGGTTCAATATGATAGTAAATAAGATTTTGGAATATTTATCAAAAGACGGCGTTGATATTGACGAAGCCTTGCAAAAGGAAGTTGGAGAAATTGCGGGATTTTCTTTTAAAAGGCAGTTCATGGAAGAAGAGCGGGAGCACTCAAAGATGTATCTAAGCGCAATCGGAAAGTGCGCCCGCCAAAATGCTTATAGATTTTTAAACTTTGAAAAGAAAGGACGAGCAATCGACACAAGAGCGAGCATTAACTTCTTTATCGGTGACATTGCGGAATTAACCATAATGTGCCTTGCAAAGCTCTCTGGGTGCAAAGTGAGTAATTATGGTCTAAATCAGAAGAAAGTCGTTTTAAAGGCTCAAAACAGCGAAATAAACGGCTATCCAGACGGGGATTATGAACATGATGACGGCTCTTTGTGGAATGTGGAAGTTAAGAGTATGCCTAGTTTCCGTTTTGAAGCCTTTGAACGAGGGGATATTGACGAAGATTATTTATCGCAAGCCAATATTTACGCTCATGTAAAAGGGCAGAAAGGAACGGTGTTTATTGCGTTAAATAAAAATAACGGCGTGTTCCAAGAAAAGATTTTGCCGATTGACGAATCAAGGTTAAAAATAGATTTGGATAATTTATCAAAAGTTTTGTCGGCGTCTGCTGACAATTTACCCGAAGCAAAATATCGGGCTAACGAAAAAGGATTTTACGACTTCAGGTGTACTTACTGCGCTTGGTGGGGACATTGCCATCCAACGGCAGAACTTACCTTAGTCAAAAATTCCTATAAACTTCAAGAAGGAGATAAAACATTATGGGACAACTCAGCAACTGGGCAAAAAAACACAGCCGGTTTATCAAACTCGATGACAAA